TCGTCACGCCCAATGACGAGTTCAACTTAGCGGTCAGCACTCGGTCACTCCCCGAATCGTGGGGAAACACTTGTCAGACCGCTATTAAACAAGTGTGTATGTATGCGTATGGATAGTCACTAATATGGGCCTAAACGTAACCCCGATTACTCCGCTTCGGGTTCGACTTCGGGTTCTGGAGTCGGTTCGGGTTCGGGTTCGGGTTCGGGTTCGGGTTCGGGAGATGGTTCGTGATGGATGTACTCTTTGCACCCTTCCACGACATCAAGCTGAGTGTCCACGATTTCGGCGTATGCGCTGATGACATCGGACGCATTCCAAAGGGTCTGACAAAGCCCATGCCACTGGGTCTTGGCGGCTTCGATGCTCTGAATGCCCTCGGCGTGAATGAAGAAATTGCCGTTGATAACCTTAATGATTGCGTACACCATTTTTATATCCTCCTAAATTTGTTAGATGGCGGCAATCTCAGCCGCAATTGTGGTTTCGACGATGTTTGTATCGGGAGTCAGCGTTGCCCCGCTTGCGATAGATGTCGTTGCTTTGTAAAGCACGCTGTTCACGATGATGAGGTCACCCTCGGAGTAAGCCGTGGACGCAACCATCGTGCTTTCCCTGTTAGCGGTCAGCATCAGTTCCAGTGCCGCATATTTAGCGTCATCGTGCATGGTCGGGTCAACACGGTAGGTCAACTGAAGAACATCACCAGTGTCCGCATAGAGGTTGTTCAGCCCAAGCAGGGTTTTGACGATTTCAACGTCTTCGATGTGGTAGGTCTGCGGAGTTGCACGTTCACAAACCAACTGAATCCCCGACATATTGCTCTTAAATGTGTCCGCATCTTCCCCGTTGAGAACGCTATCGTTTATGGACAAAAGGTATGTGTTTACCATAGCGATAGACATATCAACGCTTGAAATATAACTGCCAGTAGAAATTTTATACTGCGAACAAATGCCGTTCATTTTTGTATTGTTGGCAAATGACTTGATAATCGTCGGTTTTGTCGCTGAGTGCCGTCCCGATTCGAGGGTTGTCCACGTTAGCGTCCCTAAATCAACCTCTGCCATGTCCACCGTCAAATCCGCAGTCCCGTCTTGATTCAGCGTCAACGTGCCGCCGTAGACAGTACCCGCTTCGGCACCGAATGCAACGGTAACGGTCTTGCCGAAAGCCTCATACGCCGTTGCCGTAGAACCCCGTTCAAGCATTATCTTTGCATTTTCAAAGACGCTGAACGTTGTACCCGATGCTCTCATGGCAAACTGGATATATCTAATTCTACTCGCAATACCACCAAATGTTGCACCTACTGTGAGGTTTGAATCTCCAAATGAATAACCATCGGATATAGATGCAAGCAGTTGTAAGTCTGCGCTGAGAAAATCTATTTTGCACCCGTACTTATCAGCGGACGGGCCAAACTGGTTCTGACAGGAGAAGATATAAGTTCCCGCTTCAATTTTGAACGGGAATCTCCTCTGCCAACCGACCGATTCCATATCAGCTTCACGCAGACAGAGCAGATTCTTGCCAGTATCGTAGATACTCGCACCCGTCCATCCGCTGATGGGGCAGAGGTTTGAATATGGAGCGTAAGACGAATCGGTCACAGAGGACAGGCGAATCATAAACTCCGTGATGCTGTAATTGCTGGAGTTCACATACACTGCGATGCCGACAACGTCCTCAGTGCAATCAATAGTACACTGATTAAGCCCGATTGACATATTGCTTGTCGAAGCCGCGAAATATGTTCCATCACTCTTGAACAAGCGAATGGAATGTGTGCCGCTGACGTTCGACTTGAAGCTGACGATGTACTCCGCAGAGGGAAGATTAATCGAATACGCCCCTGCCAACGTGCCACCCGTTCCAATGATAAAGTTGGAGACTGTGCCACTGAAGGAAGCGTCACCATCCCACTTGTTCTTACCGCCGCCCGCAGGATACGGGTTGTCCTGTCCGTGAAGGTCTTGCACAGGGTCAATGTCCACGGTCAGACTCTTGATGGGTACGTTATCCGCTCCATCGGTGAAAGTAGCAATCGGCTCGTCTGTGATGGTTTTCTGCGGGTAATAGCCCATCACAAAATCGTCAAGGTATTCAATAGCGCTCTTAACGTCACCGATCTCGTCGGTCTGATCCTGGACAGCCTTGCCGATGGAGCCGTCCGGATAGGCAGCGTCGGGGTCGTAGTTGATCAGCCCGGCGGAGCTGGGTGCGATCCCGTTCTGGGCGATCAGGCTGAGGTAATGCTCGATCCGCGACTGCGGGATAGGCAGCGCGATGTCCTCGCCCAGGATCGCGGCAAGGAACTGTTCGCTGCGTGTGATAGGTTCCATAGTAATCCTCCTGTCAGGCGCGGATCGCGCCGGTTCTCACGTTCTCCCAGGGGAGATCGCGGTAGTATTTGTAGATCTCGCCGTCGCGGTAGGTCTCGCTCTCGGCCATGAAGTGCCGGATGATCGGATCCCCGTAGGGCTCGGTGCCCTTTCCGGCGTTCCACTCCCGCGGCAGCCAGTGCACGCAGCCGGAGCAGACCAGATTGTACGCCGTTTGCTCCGGGTAAGCGAAGGCCCGGCGCCGCAGCGCCTGCTCGATGTCCGCCCCGCGCCCGGTCTCCCGGAGGAGCTCCAGGTTGAGCATCATCACGCCGGCGTTGAAGTAGGGGAACTCAGGCCGGGACAAGGGCGTCGTCTCCTCCACGGCCGCCACCAGCTTCCCGTCCAGCGGGATCCGCCAGAGCTCCGAGACGTCCTTCAGGGCGAAGGCGTCCAGGTCTATGGAGAGGATTCTGTCCAGATCCGGGAAGATCCGGTAGAACATGGACCGCATGAGCACGATCCAGGTCCAGGCGTTCCCCGCGTTCGGCGTGCCGCGCCAGGTCTTTTTCCAGCCGGAGATGTCGATGCACTCGCACTCCGGCGGGAGCCTGATGCCCGGATCGCGGTCCTCGATCAGCAGGTAGATCTTCTCCACGTCGCTGTGCATCAGCAGCGCCTTGACCGGCGGGCCGATGTCCGCGTACATGTTCGGCGTGGAAAGCATCACGGCGGCCCTCATGAGACATCAGCCTCCTCGGCCGCGGAGCTTTCCCGCTCCTGCCGCTTTTCATAATTGTCGCGCTTCTGGGCGTTGATCTCCTCGCTGTGTTCGGCGTAAAGCTGCCGCCTCAGCGCGTTGATCCTGCCCTTTGAGCTGTGCGCGTCGTTGTCGTAGTACATATCCAGGTACTTATCCGGGTCGTACCCCTCCACGTCCGTGTCCTCATTGAACCGGATGGCGAAGGTGCAGTCGCAGTTGGCGTGGATGTGCTGGGCGTGGTTGCCCTTCTGCTGGGACTTGGACGCCGTCTGCCAGCCCCGGGACGCCAGCGCGATGCAGAAGGCGCAGGTCTCGCCCGACGGGACCCAGGCCCACTCGGCGCCGTCCCGGATGGCGTTCTGCATGGTGGTGTCCACGCCCGCCATCTTCACCATCCGCCCGACGGCGTCGGCCACGATGTCGGGGTTGCCCGTCTTCAGGGTACCGACCACGGCCTTGGCGGCCTCGTCGATGGTCGCGGTCTGGGCCAGCATGGCCGGCTCCAGGCTGAGGCCCGAGGCGGCCGCCACGGCGTCGTACATCTGGGCGGCCAGCTCGCCGGCGGCCTCGCCGTACTTGGTGGCCAGCGCATAGGCCAGCTCGATCAGGGCGTTGGTCGACTCGCGGTCCACGGCCGGGTGCGCGAACATAAAGGACTGGAATTTGAACGCCGCCTCGTCGCTGACCTTCCGCAGGCCGCGGATGTATCTGGTCCAGATCTCCTTGGATATCGTCATTCGATGCCCAGCGCCTCAAGGGTCGCCAGGCCCTGTCCGCGCCGCTCCTCGTTTTTGATCCGGCGTATCTCAGCCTGATCGAAGCCGATCATCTCCAAAAAGACGTCCGTCTGCGCGAAGCCCTGCCGCGCGCCGGCGATCTTCACCGCGGCGTCGGCCGTGCTGGCCACCGACGGCATGGAGGGGTTCTTGAAGTGGGCGTAGATCTGCGTGCGGTCCTCTCCCAGCTCGTCCATGGTCGTGTCCAGGGCGATGGCCTGCGCCATTAGGGCGATGGTCTTGAGCGCGGCGCCGTTGGCGTTGTTGAGCTCCTGGGCCATGCCCACCAGAGTCTCATTCGCAGCGTCGATCGCGTCCGCGCTGGTCGGGTTGGCGTCGTTCACCACGCCCGTGTCCGTCACGCTCAGGCCCGTGGCCGCGCCGAATTGCGCCGACAGGAGCTTGAGCATCTCCACATGGGGAGAGAGCGTGCCCTGCTGCAGCTGCCCGAAGGTGGGCTTCTCGCCGGTCTCCGGGTTCGGTGTGGCGGCGAGGATCGAGCCGACGTACTGCTTGAATTTGTCATTGATGACGGCGTCGTACTGGTCGTCGGTGACGCCCATCAGGTACTTCTGCGGCGCCGTTGCGAACTCGAGGCCGATGCTGGCGTTGGCGATGGTCCGGACGTAGCCCTGGATCAGCCGGCGGATCGGCTCCTTGATGCGGCTCCGACCGAAGGGTTTGTCCGAGGTGGCGTTCCACACCATCGGCTCCATCAGCGGCCGGCCCATGAGGTGGTCGAACCACTTCGCGGTCCACATCTGGCCCTTCCGCTCCAGCACCCAGACGGCGGTGTCGGTGTACAGATTGATCAGGCGCGGGGACCATTTGTCCTTGCTCTCGTTGTCCGGAGCCGTGTCGATGATGGCAAAGCCGCAGGCGATGCGGCCCAGGCTTCCGTCCCAGAGCGCCGCTGCCGTGCGCGGGGAGTGGAAGCGGATCTTGCAGCCTATCTCGTCGTCAGCGCTCAGGGTCGAGAACGTGGCACCGAATTTCAGCTCGTCCCGGGTGGCCTTGGGGTATTCCGCGACCAGTTTGTTTCCTGACACCAGCGTGTCCAGTTCGGACACACTCTCGCCGCTTTCGTTCACGAAGCCGTCGAACATCGACCGGGCCGCCAGTACGTCCACGCACTTGGCGCCCCATGCGCATCCGATCTCCAGGCCCGCCATGCCCGAGGGGAGGGCGATGCCCAGGTTCACCTCTGAGAGGGGGATTTTCCCTTCGTAGTATTGATTTTTGACTTTGTTCGCGCTCCGGTGCTTTTCGTAGGTCTCTATGAGATCCGTCAGGATCAGCTTCTCCGTATACGGAAGTCCGGCCACTTTGCCGGGGTCAATTCCCAGGTTCATCCTATTCGCATCCTCCTTGATGGATCTCTTTTGGACGTCTTCGCGCCCCAGAGCGCCAGGGCCGCGGCCTCGATCGGGGCGCTGTTCGCGCCTCCGAAGCCCCAGCCGCCGGCGATGGGCCTCTTGGTGGAGGTCACCGCGCTGTCGCGCAGCGCCTCCTGCCCGGAGAACCAGTTCACCGTCCGCTCGCTCACGGCATCCGAGAGCGTGCCGGCGGCGGCGACCACGTCGCGGGCCTTCGGGCGGATCACGCTGTTTTTGGCCGTCCAGACCTCGGCGATCCGGTCACACAGCACATCGGCGCCGTTCCGGCCGTCGATGACCACGCAGCAGGCGCGCTCGTAGCGCACGTTCAGCCAGTCGGCCAGCCAGCGCGTGCCCACGCTGGTGGGCTTGCGCTCGATCAGGGAGATCCGCGCGGGCCCCTTCGCGGGGATCACCGCGCCGCACAGGCAGACCTCCGAACCGTCGGCGGTGAACTTCACGCCGTAGGCCGTCTTTCCCTCGGGCTTGCGCTCGAGGCTTTTGCACTCGTCCCAGGCGGCCGCGGCGATCGCGTAGCTCTCGGCCTCCGCCAGGACGGGGGACCACCAGCCCAGCCGCTCACGGGAGAAGCCGTCCGCTGTCATGGATCTGAGCTCCTCTCCGGTGAACTCCTCGGAGAGGCGGATGCCCATGGCGGGGTTGGTGGCGTACCAGATCGAGGTGTCGCCGGTCTTGATGTCGCCGACGGAGTCGGCAGCCACGCTCCACTCGTGCCAGGCGTCGTGCGGGCCCGGCTGGGTGAGGCACACCATCCGGCGCCGCCGGAAGACCTCCCCGGGGCATCCGGGGTAGGGAGGCGTGCCGGTGTAGAGCAGCTGCCGCTGGCCGGTGGCGCTGGCGGACAGCGTAGCCATCAGGGCTTCCACCTGGTCGTCGGTCAGCTCCTGCGCCTCGTCGTATACGACCAGCGAGATCCCGTCGAAGCCTCGCGCGGCCTGACGGGATCTCGCCGAATATTCTATGCTGCCGCCGTTGAGGAGCTCGATGGCCTCCTCGCCGTTGGTGTATCGGATCTGGCGGACCAGGTCCATGATCTCCGGATGCCGGCGGTCCGTGAAAAGCCCGGCCAGCCGCCGGAAGGACTTTTTCGAGGTCCGCACCTGGTGCGCGGTGTGCAGGATCCGCTCGCCGCGGATCACCAGCCCGAAGAACTCCCGGGCCTCGAGGCAGACGTTCTTCCCGTTCTGGCGGGGAAGGGACAGCCCCGCGGAGGTCACGGTGTACTTTCCGGCGCCGTCGGTGCCGAGCCAGCAGTCCAGGATGGAGCGCTGCCAGCTGTCCAGGCTCATCGCGTAGGCCGCCATGAGCTCGGCCGCCAGCTCGCCGTCAGACGCGGCCCTGGCCGGCTCCACGCGCAGGCGCGGCTCCTGGGAGCCGGTCATCCCTGCGCCGCCTTCCGGCGGATCAGCTCCAGCACGGTCGTCTCCTTCGGAGCCTCGGCCGGATGGTTCGACTCGACGCCCGCCCCGCGGATCCTCCGCAGGCTCATCGGCGTGAGCCCCAGCGCGGTCCGCATCTGCAGGATGTCCCGCTGCTGGTTCCGGATCACGGCGTACAGATCGTCGAGAGGGGAGGGGGCCTTGCCCGGCTCTGCCGTGGCCTTCCAGGCTTTCCGCGTCCTGGCGCACTCGCGCTCCAGGGTGCAGAGGTCGTGGATCAGCGGATCCATCGCCTCGTGGTAGATCCCGAGGGCCTCCAGGCTCCGGCGGTACTTGGCTTCCTTGCTGTTGTCCTTGGCCACTGTGGAAAACCTCCGTTTCCGGCCTATAGCGTCCGCGCTTCCCGTCCGCGAATCGCGTCCGTGTCCCGCGCGGGTTTTATTTCATTCCGACCCTCCCCCTCGTTTTTTCTCTCGGGGGTATTTCGGCGCT